TAAACTTTGTCAAAGACCATAACCGAGAATTACAAACGCAATTTAACAAAATACAACTCGACTACGCAAAGGAAGTCGAACGCTCTCAGAATTGGGAGAAGTTACACCGAGAATTGACGGCTAAGTATATGGTTTTAGAACGTGATTACGACGAGTTAAAAGGGCTTTACGAAAAGTTAAAAGCGGATTTTGACAAACATAAAAAAGCGAGTAAATGAAATTAGATGAAAAAGGACTTGATTTAATAGCTAATTTTGAGGGTTTACGCCTTAAACCTTACTTATGTAGTGCGGGAGTTCCAACAATCGGATATGGTTCGACGTTTTACGAAAACGGCAGTAAGGTAAAATTAACCGATATGCCTATTACTAAATTAAGAGCGGAACAACTTTTAAAAAATACAGCCGATAAATTTGCTGAAAGAGTAGCGGTTTTAATTACTAAACCCGTTACACAAAATCAATTTAATGCACTCGTTTCTTTTGCTTTTAACGTTGGTGTAAGTGCCTTAAAAGTATCTACTTTATTGAAGTTAGTCAACAACAATCCGAACGATGCAAACATCGCTAAGGAGTTTATGCGGTGGAATAAAGCGGGTGGTCGAGTTGTTCAAGGCTTAACAAATAGGCGAATTAAAGAAAGTGCAATTTATTTCACAAAGTAATATGTATAAATAATCGCATTTTTTTAACCGATAGGGTATAATATGTTAAGAATAATCGTTTTTTATAACACATAGGGTATAATAATTATATTTCATAAGTTGTATTTAAAAATAAAGTATTATATTTGACTTTCATAGTTTTCATAGTTTTAGTTTGGTTAATCGATAAGAGCCTCTATTTTTTTAGGGGCTTTTGTTGTTTATATCAAATACTTTATTAAATTTGTGTAAACTAAAACTTTAACTTATGGGGAGAAAACAAAGCTACAAAGCAGAAATTGTACAAGACTTTCTGCAAAAATTTCCTAAAGCATCAACACGGGCAATCGCTCGAATGATATTCACACAGTACCCTTTAGACTTTACAGAAACAAGCGCACGTGGTTTAGCGCAGACTTACCGAGGCGAACACGGAAACAAAAACTCAAAAGACAAAACCTTTTATAGAAATGAATTAACCAAAAAACAATTTATGAAACGAAAATTTGATTTACCTGAAAGTGACTACCAAAAAGTAGAGCCTTACATTATTCCTAAAGGGCAAAATAACGTATTAGTATTGTCGGATATACATATACCGTATCAAGACAATAAAGCCTTAGAAATCGCTTTAAATTACGGTTTAGAACATAAAGTAAATGCAATCTACTTAAACGGTGATACTATCGATATGTATCAAGGTAGCCGATTTATTAAAGACAGACGATTAAGAGATTTAGCGGGAGAACTTGAACTAACAAGACAGTTTTTAAAATCGCTAAAAGATACGTTTAACTGTCCGATTTATTTTAAATTAGGCAACCACGAGAAACGATGGGAAGATTATTTGAGATTAAAAGCCCCCGAACTTTTAGGAATTGACGACTTTAACCTAGAGCAGATTTTAAGGTTTAGAGAGTTTGGCGTTAACCTAATTAAAGATAAACAAATTGGCTACGTTGGTAAATTACCAATTATGCACGGTCACGAATGGTTTGCGGGATTTGCTCCGCCCGTTAATCCTGCACGTGGTCTATTCCTAAAAGCAAAAGAAAGTTGTTTAATCGGTCACCACCATACAACAAGCGAACACACGGAAAAGAGTTTAGGCGGTAAAATCACTACTTGTTGGTCAACGGGTTGTTTAAGCGGTTTAGAGCCTGAGTACAACCCTTATAACAAATACAATCACGGATTTGCACACGTTGTAACAGACAAAGAAGGTAACTACCAAGTTAAGAACATTAGAATAATTGATTATAAAATAGTATAATGAACCGAAAAGAAGAATTAGCCTTAATTATAAAAGCGTTGAAAATAGAGTTATACGATTGTTTTATGACTTTAAACAATGAGAAAAACATAGACAGCTTAAACGGTATAAGCCGAGCTAAAGAGTTGCTTACGAACTATGAAAATGCGAAAATAGAGTTTAACAAATTAACGTAACTTAAAAGTTACAAAGTGTATTTAATCGGTTAAATTAGTCTTTAATCGATTTTTTTTTGTACTATCAAACTAATAAACTAAGTTTGACAAATAATTTTAAAACTATTTATATGGAGTTCATAGACTACGAAATCAAAACAATTTGCGATGACTATTATCGTCGCTTAATGTCAACAAAAGACGAGATTAACCGGTGCAGAAAGCCTACTATTAAAATGGAACACAAAGCCGATGCAATCAAACTACTTGAGGAATTAATCGCATTTAAAGAAAGCTACGGTGTAGATACGCAAGGCGACAGAAACGAAATTATTAACTTTACAAATATGTAAGATGAAAAATAAACTAATATTATCAGCCTTAGTATTTACGCTTTTGTCTTGTAGCGCACGCAAAGTGCAAAAGTCAGAAACCGAAGTTAAAACCGAAGTTACTACAACGGTAAAAGATACGAGTTCTAAAGCTTCCGAAACAAAAAAAAGAGAACAAGTATTTAGCTTTACCGACGAGTTAGAAATTACACCAATAGACACTACAAAAGCTATTGAGGTAATCGACAACAACGGAAACAAACAAACGTATTTTAACGCTAAAATCAAGCGCAAACAAACGCAAGTTAATAAAAGTGTTGATACTGAAATAAAAGTAGCGGAAAACGCCTCAAAAGTAGGTGAAACAAAAGCAAAGCAAACAGTTAAACAAGAAACTAAACAAACGGATAAAGAAGCTGTATCTTTTTGGGATTACTTTTGGATTTTACTACTTTTACTTTTGCTTGTGGGGATTTACAGATTTTATATAAAGTACGTTAAACCGAGAGAAAATTAAATAATATTTTGTATATTTGTGTTATAGGAGTGGACGCCTAATTAACAATATTAAATAAATTCCCGCAATGATATAGACGTCCACCTATTGATTTGCGGGTTTTTAATTTTATGAATACAGAAATAGAAATTTGGAAAGATGTACCTAATTATGAAAATTACCAAGTTAGTAATTTAGGCAGGGTTAAAAGTTTAAGTTATAGAAGAAGTTGTGAAGAAAAAACATTAAAATATAGCATTTCAAAATGCGGTTACAAAGGTGTTGTATTGTGCAAATTTGGTAAAACCAAAAGCTTTAAAATACATAAACTTGTAGCAATGGCTTTTTTAAACCACAAACCATGCGGTTATGAATTAGTTGTAAATCATAAAGATTTTAACAAATTAAATAATAGGCTTGATAATTTAGAAATAGTAACTACAAGAGAAAACACCAACAAAAAGCATTTAAAATCATCAAGTAAATATACTGGTGTTTCTTATAATAAGAAAACAAAAACATGGAAATGTGAATTCCATTATAAAGGCAAAACTAAATATTTGGGTTCTTTTAAAAATGAATATGATGCGCATTTAAAATATGTTGAATTTATACAAAATAATGTAGTTTGTCGTTAAAATGTGTTATTAATCGATTTTATTTTTTTAAGAAATAGAATCGTTTTACTTTTACATCATTAATAACAACAAAAACTTTTTTTTATGGAAAAATATACTTTAAGAATATCAGAATTAAAATCGGAAGTAATTACATACTGTGGCTATTTAATAGATAATTGTTTTATTTTTACTTTTGAAGATGGAGCTTTGTTTTATGTACCTAAAGAAAGACTTGAGCTTTATAAATTAAATGGAAAATTAACCTTAATAAAATAAATTATGGATAAGTACAAAAACGACCCGACTAACGAATACGAAACAGTAAAGGAATACACAAGCGAAGAACTTTACGACCAATACGCCAGCGAAAACGAAATACCCGAAGTAGTACAAATCTACATCAACGACTTAGAAAATCAAATTAAATTATTAACTAAAAAACTAAAAGAAAATGAATTCTCACGTAATAGCATCGGATAAAATAGCAAAGATTAAAAAGCTAAACCGACAAATTGGAGCATTAAAAGAATTAAGTGCAATGTTCGGTTTTATAGGTGGTTTAACGACTGACCAACAAATAAAACTAAGAAAAAAAGAAACTAAATTAAATAAGCTAATTAACGAACTATGAAACCACTAACACCACTGCCAAAAGGAATGATTGCCTTAGCTAACTTTATCAACAGCTTACCAAAGGCAAAGATAATCGAAATAAAAGCGGAAAAGCCGTTTAAAATAGACCACCATTGGAATCACTTTGACCAAACACTTGAATCATTAACTAAAAATTATTAATTATGAAAGCAGAAAATTTTGCAGAATGGATGAGAACAAAAGTAAAATCCGTTCACTATGCTAACAACAATGCTATGATGAAAGCATTTGCAAAACTTGACAAAGAGAATTTAAAGAAAGAAAACTATCGATTTAACTTGCAAAATCAAAACTAAAGTGCTATATTGCACTAAATTAAAACTAAATAATTATGATAGACTTCACTAAAATTACAGACATCGAGTTTGACGATGTATTTCACGACGATGCTCCTGACTATTGCGACGCTTATATTTTAAGATGCGAGATTGACGGAGTAGAAGCCACAGATGAACAACTTAACGAGATTAACGAAAACTCGGATTTTGTACACGAAAAACTTTTCGATTACCTAAATTAAAACTAAAGAATTATGGAAACAAAAATTAATACGCCTTTGGCTATTAACGAAATTGACTTTAGAGTACAGTCAATTAACAAAGGTGGTTACGCTACAATATTGGCCTATAAAGATGCCCGTGTTGATATGAACAGACTTGATGCTGTTTACGGGGTTTACGGTTGGCAAAAAAAGTATGAACTTATTGACGGTAACTTGTTTTGTTCAGTTGGTATTTGGAATGATACCATAAAAGAATGGATTTGGAAAATGGATGTAGGAACAGAAAGTAATACCGAAAAAGAAAAAGGTCAAGCCTCTGACGCATTTAAAAGAGCGTGTTTTAACTTAGGTATAGGACGTGAACTTTATGACTACCCTATTATACAAATCAAATTAGAACCTAACGAATTTGAAATTAAAAACGATAAAGCCTATCCAACTTTTTATTTTAAGTTAAAAGATTGGGTTTGGGGCAGTCAGTTTGATGAGAATGGAAAACTTAATGCTTTGGCTTGTAAAGACCAAAACGGAAAAGTTAGATTTAATTGGGGAACTTTTAGAAAATAATTATGGAACGAAGTAAAGAAATATTCGCTATTATTCGTGAGGAACTATTTAACGAAATACCCTCAGAAATGCGCCAACAATTTAGTCATATTGAAGTAAGGGAATCCAACGAGTGGGAAACTCACAGAAACGACCCTATTTACTGCAAACTAAAGAAAGCGGAAAAAGAAGCTAAAAAAGAATTACAAACGTACCTTTATAACAAAAGGCATTCAATAACTAAAAACAAATAAATATGAAAATAAATGTGAAAAAAGAAGAAAAATTCAAACCTATAAAAATAGAGATTTGTATTGAATCAGAACAAGAATTATGTAATTTGTATCATAATTTCAATGTTCCACATAAAATAATAAAAAAAGAAGAGTCTAAATTTATTAAATTAGGTTTTACAAAATTTGAAATGTCTTTTTTTAATGTTTTAAATGAATTAATAACAGAAAACAATTTAAAAAAGTAAAATTATGAGTTTACAAATCAGTGGAAAAATCACAAAAGTATTACCGTTAGAAAGCGGGCAAACTAAAGCGGGCGCAGAATGGCAAAAGCAATCGTTTATTTTAGATAGCGGAAGCCAATACAACAACCTTTATTGCTTTGAAGTATTCGGGGTTGATAAAGTAGAAAACTTCAACAAGTACAACAAAGTAGGTAGTGACGTTACAGTTGATTTCAACGTTAACTGCAACGAGTACAACGGGAAATATTACACAACGTTATCGGCTTGGAAAATTAGCAAATCAGAATCACAAGGCGAACCCGTATTTAGCGAAGATGCGCCTATTAATTTAGAAAACATAGAACAAGACGACAACGGATTACCTTTCTAAACCATCAACACAACTAACCGATAGCCTACTTCGGTAGGCTTTCTTTTTAAATTATGAAATCAGAAACATTTACTTTAAGGGATATTTCAAACATCTTAGTTATTCCGCCAACAACTATAAGGGATAGGATAAGAATAATGAAAATAAAACCCGTTGAAGTTAGACAACACCATAACACTAAACGTTACCATTATTCTAAAATACAACTTGATGCAATTAAAAGTCGGTTTGAAATTAACGGGCATAAGAAACAGCCTAAGCCAATAAGAAAGTTAGATAGTTGGTATTGTTTAAAATCACAATGTATGATATTAGAATCAAAAATTAACCTATGAGAAACCTAAAAGAAAAACCAAAAGAGGAAAGCCTCACTATTTGGGAAATCGAACACCAAATTAAAACAAAGGCGCAAAAGTCACTTCCTAAACTTCACGAAATCGAAGCGCAAAGAATAAAAGATAATTGGCGTTGGATGTCTCAAGATGGTAAAACTATGGTGTTAGTAGCACCTAAAAATCAAACTAAAAAATTAAACGATGGGTACGGATTTATATAGAATAGTAACAGCCAACATACAACTATCTCACAAAGTCAAAAACAAAACCGTTTTAGTCGATTTAATCAACTTTGTAATAAAAGTTGATAAAGACAATACAATAGTAGGCGAAAGTTTCTTAAAACGCTTTAAAGACTATGAAATAGTAAAAGTAGATATTTTAAAGGAAATAGGAACGACTAAAATTAAGGAGTAACACTTAAACGATTTTTTACGCTTTTAATCGGTTTTATTTTTTTAGGTAAAACCGTTTTTTTAGATTTGAACTTTAAACTAAATTTATAAAATATGGAAAGAATTTACCACAGATACGAATATTGGGAATGTTACAAAAGTGGATTTTTTAGAAATGTTTCTGGGGAAGAAAAAAAAGAATTAGGCAAAAAGGTTGTTGAACTTTTTAGCAATTCAGAATTAACAGAAAAATATATGAATAAGGTTATTGATGAATGGCATTATTCGTGTGAACATAATTTAACAAATATTTCTCTAAATAGAGTTGCGTGGCTTGGTCAATCCGCTTGTTGCTTGTATGCTAAAATACCTTATACGATAACAATGGAAAATTGGCGTTTTGTTGATGAAGATAAAAGAAATATTGCTTGTGAAATAGCTGAAAAAATCATTAAAAAATACGAAACTAAAAACAAACAATTATGCCTAAACATTATTTAAATAAAAACGTTTACGAAGCGAGTGTTGAAAGGATAAAATACACTTTTGATAACTTTGAAAAAATATATCTTTCTTTTTCTGCTGGTAAGGATAGTACCGTTATGTTACATTTAGTAATGGATGAAGCCATTAAAAGAAATGTCAAAATAGGTTTGTTAATAGTTGATTTAGAGGGACAGTATAAATTAACTATTGAGCATATGACGGCTTGTGTTGAGCAATATAAAGATAATTTAGATGTTTATTGGGTTTGTTTGCCTATACATCTAAGAAATGCGGTTTCTGTTTTTAAACCATTTTGGAAATGTTGGGACAAAGAGGTTAAAAACGATTGGATTAGAGAAGTTCCGAAATTAGGCATTACAGATGAAAACTATTTTCCGTTTTTCCGTGACGGTATGGAGTTTGAGGAGTTTGTCCCAGAATTTGGAGAATGGTATTCGCAAGGAAAGACTTGCGCTTGTTTAGTAGGTATTAGAGCAGACGAAAGTTTAAATCGTTTCAGAACTATTGCAAGTGATAAAAAAATAACATTTAACGGTAAGCAATGGACAACAAAAGTTACAGATAATGTTTTTAATGTTTACCCTATTTATGATTGGAAAACAGATGATATTTGGATTTATCACGGCAAAAACAAGGATAAAAGACATAATCACTTATATGATTTAATGCAAAAAGCAGGTTTGTCTATTCACTTGCAAAGAATTTGCCAACCATATGGTGACGACCAAAGACGTGGCTTGTATTTGTTTCATTTAATTGAGCCAGAAACTTGGGCAAAAGTAGTTGCGAGGGTAGAGGGCGCGAATAGTGGCGCTTTATACGTTCAAGATACTGGAAATATTAATGGATATGGTAAAATAACAAAACCAATGCACCACACTTGGAAATCATTTTCAGAATTAATATTAAATACTTTACCTCAAGTAACAGCAGAGCATTATAAAAATAAAATATTTACTTTTATAAAGTGGTGGGAAGAAAGAGGTTATATTGACGGACTTCCTGATGAAGCGCCAAGTATATTAGAAAGTGAAAGAGTTGCGCCAAGTTGGAGAAGAATTTGTAAGTCTTTATTAAGAAACGATTATTGGTGTAAAGGCTTAGGATTTACACAGCACAAAACAGAGGCTTATAACAAATATTTAAAACTAAAAAAAGAACAAAGAGAATTAAATAACTTTAAACTATAAAATTATGACAACTAAAATCATTGAATTAATCAAAGAATTAGAAAACTTAGACATTGACAGCAGAGTAAACGCTTTGAATGAAATTAAATTAGCGATGCACAGTATTAGCCCTATGAAAACAGAACCTGTTGATTGTGTTTTATGGGTTAAAAATGATAGTGTACACGCAAACGATTACAACCCTAATAGTGTTGCACCGCCTGAAATGGAATTATTAAGGCTATCAATTAGCGCAGATGGCTACACACAGCCTATTGTGTCAATGTTAGAGGAAGACGGAAATACAAGAGAGGTTATTGACGGATTTCACAGAAATAGAGTAGGAAAAGAATGTGCCGAAATACAAAGCAGGGTACACGGATATTTACCCGTAGTTACCATTAATGAAGATAGAACAAAGATTAACGATAGAATGGCTTCAACAATTAGACATAATAGGGCAAGAGGTAAGCATAAAATCGAAGCTATGAGTGATATTGTTATTGATTTAAAAAAACGTAATTGGAGTGATGAAAAAATAGCTAAAAACTTAGGTATGGATAAAGATGAAGTTTTAAGGCTTTGTCAAATAGGTGGACTTGTTGAGTTATTTTCAGATAAAGAATTTAGTCAGGCTTGGGAAGCTGAAATGTATGAAAACGGAAATGAAATATAGCTTAGATAAAAGTGTGGTTTTCGATAGTGTTAACCACACTTATTTTAAAAATGGGAAACAACTAACTTCGGTTACTTCTTTTATATCAAAGTTTAAAAACAAATTTGACAGCGATTATTGGTCAAAAAAAATAGCCTTACGAGACAACAAAACACAAGATGAAATTTTAAAAGAATGGAGCGATAAGGCTAAAAAATCTTGTGAAATTGGAACGGCTATTCATAAAATATTTGAGGAATATATTGAAGGTAATTTTTCAATAATAGGAGAGGAAATTAATATTGATTTTGTTGATTTAGAGCTTGAATATTTAGCTGAATTTTTACCAAAATCAAAAGTATCAATACAGTTCATTAAAGACTTTTTTTTATCTGAAAGGCTTATACCGATTTATACCGAATATATTGTACACAATGATTTTTTAGCTGGTCAAGTTGATTTAATTTGTAAAGACAAAAAAGACAATTATTACATTTTAGACTTTAAAACAAATGAAAAAATTGAAGTTAATTCGTATGGTAAAAATTTAAAAGGTATTTTTAAAGACATTCCAGATAGCACTTTTTACAATTATTCTTTACAGTTAAGTATTTACAAACAAATGTTTGATAAAGATATTAAAGGTTTGTTTTTAGTTCATATAACAAAAGATAAATATGAATTAATTGAGTGCGTAGATATATTTAAAAACTTTAATATTGACTTTAATAAAATAGAACTATGAGCGAATTACAAAGAATAAAACGCATACTTACATTTTACGAAAAGAGAGGGGTGTCAAAAGAATCCGTCAATAAAATTTATCGTAAAATAATCGCTAAAAAGTTTGCAAAGTAGATATTATTTTGTAACTTAGCAAAAGTTAGTCATCTGTGGTGGATTTGATTTAACTGTAAACGAATTTTTTTAAAGCCTTAATAGGATTAGAGCCACCACCTCGAAACTATTGAGGCATTTTTATTAACAGTTGTCGGTAATCTTAAAACCGTTATATTATGGCAAACATAAAATTAGTATTTAAAGGCACTGAACAAAGCAAAACAGAAGAGCACGAACTTGTAGCTTATGCAAACACAAATCGAGAGATTTATTTATGCATTGAAATGGATAATAATTGTCCAAGTTTTATTTGTTTAGATAAACCTACAGCCGTAAAACTTGTAAAGGAATTAAAACTACAAATTTCTTATTTATAAAGTTATGGCAGAAAATAAAAAATCTATTATTGTTTACGCTGATTGGATAGAACACTTTGAGTTTCTTACCGATGAAGAAGCTGGCAAACTAATAAAACATTTTTTTAGATACGTTAACGACTTAAATCCAATAGCCGAAGACCGTAATATTCAAATAGCTTTTAACCCTATTAAGGCTATTTTAAAAAGGGATTTGGATAAGTGGGAGAAAACCTTAACAGACAGAAGTATTAACGGGCGTATGGGTAATTTAAAGCGTTACAATTTAGACTTATTTACTAAGGTTGAAGCTAAAGAAATGACTTTAGAAGAAGCGGAAGAAGTCGCAAGGCATCGCAAAGCATCGCTACCCGATAGTACCCCGACAAAAAAGGTCGCAAACGTCGCTGTTAATGATAGTGTTAATGTAAGTGTAAGTATTAATAATATAGAGGAGCGCAAACAAAAGTTTGCTGACTCACTAAAACCTTATTTATCTATTTACGGTAAAGATATGTTAAACGACTTTTACGGATATTGGACTGAACACGGTGAAAAAGATAAAAAATTTAGAGCCGAAAAACAAACATCGTTTAATATTGAAAGGCGTTTAGAAACTTGGAAAAAAAATGATGTTAAGTTTAAACCACAAAAAAGCGACAGACTATGAAACTAAAAGAAGCAATACAAAGATTATCGTTTACGGTTTCAAAACAAAATAAACCTAACGCAACAGATGCAGAAGCACTAAACAAAATTTTAGAGTACTTAAACAGCAACATAAAAAGAGAAGTTAATGAAAATGAAATGTTTGCAAAATTATACGTTTATTTGCTTTTTAATGAAGTGATATTTTATAAAGGAGATGTTGATATGAGCCAAGCCAAAATAAACGATGTTTTAAAACAGCCTTTAATTGATTTATACGAAAACTTTAGAATGAGTTTTAATGCAATAGCCTTAAACAACTTTTTACACGAAAAAGGACTTAGCGAAAAACACCCGTTACAATACAACAAAGATGAAGAAGCACACAACAAAGAGCTAACAAATCATAAAGATTGGGAAATGTACGCTAAAGGGATTTTAGAGACTGATGAAAACGAAATGCAGTTAAATTGGCTAATTACTTTAACCTTAAATAAATTTAAAAATGTTTGAACCAATAAAAATTGAAGAGGTTAAAGAGCAAACCGATAAAATAGATTTTCAAAAGTTACTTATTGAAAGCTATATAGACCCCGCAGAAGAAATAAAACCGCAACCAATAGCAATTAGTTTAGGAACAACCGAATATAAACAAACACTTTATCCAATACCTTTTGGAAGTTATGGTGATTTCAGTTGTATTGTTGGGGCTTCAAAGTCAAGAAAAACTTTTTTTAAGTCAATGGTTGAGGCTGGTTATATTGGTGGAGATAGCAATATTTATTGTCCGAGTTTTAAAGGTCACGAAAGTAAAGATAAGTTTATAATATCACTTGATACTGAGCAAAGTAAATTTCACACGCAAAGAGTTCAAAGGAGAGTTTTAGAAATGGTTGGCGCAAAGTATGACTATTATAAAACTTTTTCATTACGACAATACAATCCTAAAGAGCGTTTTGAGTTTGTCGATTGGTTAATTTATGAAAGCGAATTTAAAAACCAAATAGGCTTAATGAGTATTGACGGTTACGTTGATTTAGTTACTGATTTTAACAGTTTAGAACAAGCAACGGGATTGACTGAAAAGCTACTTGAATGGACTGCTAAAGGTAAATTTCATTGTACGGGTATTTTGCATAAGAATTTTGGAACATCAAAACCAGTTGGACACGTTGGAAGTAGCGTTTTAAAGAAAGCCGAAACGGTTGTATTTATAGAAAGCGAAAATGGAATAACAAGCGCAAAATGTGAATACAGCAGAAATATTCCTTTTGAAACAATTTACTTTGATGTTAACAAACAAAATTGGTTACCTTACGAAATTAGCAATCCAGAGTTACCAAAAAAAAATAATACACCTTTTTAAACTATGACTACTCAACAAAAATTAACCCGTATATTTGTTTTAACATCGCTATTAGTAGATGAAATAGACGAACCGACTCGAACACCGACAAAGCAAACAAAAGAAATTCAAGACAAAGCACGTGAACTACAAAGCATTTTAGAACCCGTACTTGAAAGATTTTATCAAAGTGAAGACGTAAGGCGTTCGACGTCTTTTAAAATTATTGAAAGCAAAATTAACTATATCTTAAACAAAGAAGTGAAATGAAAACAGTAAAAGTATTAAATTTATACGCTTGTCTTGGTGGCAACCGTTATAAGTGGGATGAAGTAGCAAAACAAGCTAATGTAGAATTAGAAGTTACGGCTGTGGAATGGGATGAAGAATTAGCTAAGCTATATCAAGAGCGTTTTCCAAATGATAATGTAATAGTAACAGATGCGCACCAGTATCTATTAGAAAACTTTAAAGAGTTTGATTTTATTTGGAGTTCTCCACCCTGTCCAAGTCATAGTAAAGTTAGAATAACACAAAAAAATAGAGATAATTTTAAATTCATTTATCCGGATATGAAATTATATGAAGAGGTTATATTTTTAGATAATTTTTTTGATGGTAAATATGTAGTTGAAAATGTAACCCCTTATTATGAGCCATTAATATCCGCAAAAAAAAGAGGAAGGCATTTATACTGGACAAACTTTAATTTGCCTACTGAGATTAACGAAAGAAAATTAGGTGGTATTTTATGTGAAATGAGAGATGAAGTAAACCAACTTTCTAAATTTCACGATTACGATTTTAGAAAATACAAAGGGCAACAGCCATTAAATAAAATTGCCCGCAATTTAGTTGACTACGAAGCAGGTAAAACTATTTTTGAAATCGCACTTGGAATAGTAAACAAAAAAGATGTTAAACAAATAGATATGTTTGAATGAAAATATTAGTCAAAAAAACACCAAGCGGATTAAAACCGTTATACGAAAGTGATTTTGATAATTATGCTAAAATACCTTTAGGGGAAGAGTTTGAAATTGAGTATGTAAAAAGGCGCAATATAAAATTTCATCGCAAGGCATTTGCTTTGTTTAAATTAGCCTTTGAAAATCAACAAGATTATCGTAACTTAGACGAAATGCGAAAGGATTTAATTATCGTTGCGGGTTATTACGACGAACATATAAACTTAATAACTGGCGAAGTTACAAAAGTACATAAGTCTATTTCCTTTAGTTCGATGGACGAAACCGAATTTAGCGAAATTTACGAAGCGGTTAAGAATGTAATAAGCCGTTGGTTAGGTATAGATAACGAAAAAATAGAAAATGAAATTTTACAATACTTCTAACAATGCGCTGTAAACACTGCAAAACAAAATTCGTTCCTAAAAAATTTTTGCAAAAGTACTGCTTAGAAACAGACGACTGCATTACAGCCTTTCTAAGCCACGCAAAAGAAGTAAAAGCTAAACAGCAAAGAGCAAAGGACAAAAAGACGAGAGAGGGGCTGAAAACGCTTACAGATTGGCAAAAGGATTTAGAAGCTGAAATAAATAAAATTGCAAGGCTTATAGATAAAGGTAGCGGTTGTATATCTTGCGGTGGTCATACAACACCCGCTGGCGGTCATTACGCAAGTGTAAAAGCAAATGGAAGTATTCGGTTTAACTTAGACAATATACACTTACAAGATTTCAACTGTAATAATTGGAAGTCGGCAAATATAATCAACTACGATTTAGGATTGATTGAAAGATACGGCAAAGAATATTGGGAGTATGTTAAGTTTGAATTGCCACAAAGATACCCTATACTAAAGTTAAAACTATTTGAGTATAAACCAATAATAGCCGAAGCCCGAAAAATAGTTCGTGAACTTGAAAAATTAGATTTACAATACCCGCCAAAAATAAGATTAGAATTGCGTAAAAAATACAATGAAAGATTAGGAATGTATTTATAAAATACCTATATTTGTGTTATAGGAGTGGACGCCTAATTAGCAATATTAAATAAATTCCCGCAATGATATAGACGTCCACCTATTGATTTGCGGGTTTTTAATTTTATGAATACAGAAATAGAAATTTTGAAAGACGTAAAAGATTATGAAGGCATTTACAAAGTAAGTAATTTAGGAGAAGTTTTTAGTATAAAGTCTAATAAAAAATTAAAAAAACATATCAATACAAGCGGTTATCCATTTGTTAATTTGTATAAAAACAAAAAAGGTAAAACAACTACTATACATCAAATTATGGCAATAGCTTTTTTAAATCATAAGCCTTGTAAATTCGAAAGGGTAGTTGACCACATAGATAATAATAAATTAAATAATAGATTAGATAATTTACAAATAATATCTAATAGATATAATTCTTATAAAGACAAGAATAGCTCAAGTGGTCATTTTAATATTTATAAAAATCACTTAAAGTGGTTGGTTAGAATGAGAATAAATGGAGTTAAAAAATCATTTGGTACTTTTGTTGATATTAATGACGCAATAAAAAGGCGTGATTTTATTCTAAAAGAACTAAATAAACGCATTTAATCGGATTTATTTGCATTTCACCGATTTTATTTTCTAAATCAAAACTATTAAAGTAGTTTTACATCAACAAATTAAAACAGAAATATTATGAAGAATTACATCGCATTATCTTACAATCTAGACTTAAAAGAAGCTCAAGAAGTTTATGTAATGGCTAAAAACATAAAAGAAGCAAAATTAAAAGTTATTAATTGTATTTGTATATCGCTTATAAATGGTACTGGAAAAATAAATTTTTAAACATAATCAGGGGTGCGACTGTAACGCACTTTTTAAAATGGATAGAAAAAACATATTAGAAGATAGTTTTATTGAAAACAAAAAAAACTTATTAAAAGATAGTTGCAAACATAGATTTTTAAAGGCTACAAAATATGAGAATGTTTGTAGGTATTGCGGAGAAACCGAATATATTTATGAAAGTTTTGGTATAAAAATTGTTTTGGGAGTTTTTGGATTTGAACCTACTGTTTTTAAAGATGAGGTTGATTTAATTAATGAATTGCATAATAATATTATTTTTGATTTTGCAAAATGGTGGTCTTTTATGGAAAAAGAAAGCGATAACTTTGAATTTTTAAGTGATTCAGAAAAGCTTGATATTTTTAAAAGTCAAAGCAATATTTTAAAAAGAAGAAAATTATAAATTAAAACACAAACATTATGAAAAAATTAAAAGACTTTGAAGGACAAAAGATAGCTATTCATTTCCCAACTTATGAATTATAGCTAAGACGTAGAGAGATTAATCCGAGTGATAATTGTAAAGACCTTTTTTGGGATGATAATAAAGAGACCACTTGTTACAACTCGCATTCACGTAACGGCACAGGCGGTTACGCAGGCGGGAGTTATTATAAATCCGAAGGCTACACCATCCTACCCGCCACAGATTTTTTAGAAGAAGAATTTATTTACGGTCAAGAGTATGAGTTTAGTGATAATGGAGATTTTAAACCAAAAAGTACAAGACAGTTTGTTGCAAAATCTACTTGTGGAAAATATTTTATAACTTGGAGTAAAAATACTTCTAGTTCTAGTTATTACAAATACGCCCGCAAAATCAACACAGAGCGCTCCGAATCTATAACCACAGCAAAGGATTTGATAAGCAAATTTGATATTAAACAAGAGGAATTATTTAAAAACTAAAACAAAATAAAAATGAGCGATAAACAACAAAGTGCAGTACAGTATTTAGAAAATATAGCATTAAAAGGTTATATTAGCCCTGAAGATTTTGAAAGAGCCAAAAAACTATTTAAGCAACAGATAATTGATGCTTCTATTGATTTTATGAACACCGACGAAATACCAAACGAAAAAGAGTTAGCCGAGCAATACTACAACGATAAATTTAAAACTGAAAGCAATGGAAAATAAAAAAGAGCCGTTAATGAGTGCTGAAGAATGGTTTGAACAATATAAAAAGAAATAAATTTGCAAAGTTCAAAGTAATTGTTTAACTTTGTTTTTATGCAAACAGTACTATTAAAAATATTCTTAGGCGATGACGAACTTGAACTTTCAGAAGTACCATTCCACTTTTACGAGTGGTCAGTTAACGGGATGTATCTAAGTAGCGAAGAGATAATGCAAATAGTAATAGGCGGAACAGAATACCCTTGCGTTTATGACGGCAAAGTTTACGAACGTTTAAAAGAATGTTTGCAGATGAAAAGATTAATGTTTCCGAATTAGATTAATTATGAAAAACAACCAAAAGAATAGAAAGCTAATATTTATAAGAACTAAAAACGGATTAAGGACAGGTAAAATAAAATTTTATTGTTCTGAAAAAGTTTCAAACATAATTCATTGGAATAATGATTTATATTGGAGTAGATTAGTTAATATTGCTAAAGAGTCATTGTATAAAAACTATAGGCTTAGAAATTTAAATAAAGTAGAGATTAATAGTAATTATTGCGATGATGATTTTGTAAAAGACTTAACTACAAATGTTGTTAAATTAAGTTTAAAGTAATGGCAAGACCAAGCGAATATAATTTTGATTTATGTGTTGAGATATGCGACGAAATCGCTAAAGGTCGAAACGTTATCGAAACTTTAAACAGCGATAACAGATTCCCTGACTGGACTACTTTTAGACGTTGGAAAAATAATAACGAAGAATTACGCACGTTGTACGTGAACAGCCAACAAGATAAAGCTATTGCATTAGAGAATGAAATAGACGATTTAAGGGCTATGTTATTATCTAAGGAAATCGAGTACCCTACTTATAACGCCTTAGTTAATACGTTAAAGTGGAAAATGGCTAAAATGTATGCTAAGTTGTTCGGAGATAAAGTAGACGTAACAACGCAAGGCGAAAAGATAAACCAACCACAAGCTATTCAAATTGAAATAGTCAAAGCAAATGAAGCTAAAGGCGACGCAAGTATTTCAGAATAATTGGGATGCTTTAAATAGCGGAAAATATAAATACATTATCAACTCAGGGTCTTCTCGTTCGAGTAAGACTTTTTCTATTTTACAGATATTTTGGATATTGGCGTGGAGTAAACCACGTACTAAGTTGGCGGTATTCCGTAATACTAAAAAAGACACTAAAGATACGGTTTTACAAGATATGCTCAAATACTACCCAACTTTAGAAGGTTGGCAAAATGTAAGCTACAACAAGACTGAAAGTGTTTTGACTTTTCCTAACGGTTCGACTATTTGTATTGAGGGTACTGACGACGATTTAAAAGTTCACGGTTACCATTCGGATTACTTATGGTTTAACGAGGTTTATAAAATCCCTAAATCAGTATTCGACCAATTAGATATGCGTTGTACTACCGCTGTGTTTATGGACTACAACCCTACTGGGAAGTTATGGAGTGATGACTTGATTAAACAAGACAATAGCATACTTATTCACTCAACTTTTAAAGACAATCCGTTTTGTCCTTTAGAGCAAAAGAAAAAGATTTTGTCTTATGAGCCGACGCAAGAAAATGAAAGACAAGGAACCGCAAACGCTTATATGTGGAATGTTTACGGCTTAGGGTTAAAAGCCGAAAAGCCAAACAGAATATTTAAAGGGTGGAAAATCATTGAAGATGACGAGTTCAAAATGTTGCCTTATCCAAGCTACTATGGTTTAGATTTCGGTATGTCAGCTCCTACTGCAATAGTAGAAATGAAAACAGACGGAGACGGGACATATTTTTTAAAAGAACGTTTGTACAAGCCATTAAACGAAATAGAAGGCACTTTGTCTGATGAGTTAACCCGTTTAGGCATTCCTAAGCACATTGAAATAATTTGCGATAGCGGGAATGAATTAAACCAATCAGAAGGGCGTAAACTAAAGAATAGCGGTTTTAACGTTATATTTGCGCAAAAGGGACAAGGTTCTGTTGTGTCAGCTATTGAGACTATGCAGAAGTCTAAAATCTACTACACACGCTCGAGTTATAACTTAGAAGAAAACTACGAAAATTATAGCTGGAAAGTTTATCAGGGTATTCAGTTGGATATTCCCGAAGAAACGAGAGAGGATTTAATCGATGCATCAAAGTACGTGATTAAATGGTACAGTAAAACCCGTTATTTAAGTTAACAGTAAAAAATAATTACAAAAAAGTTTGCATATTAAATATTTTTGTATATTTGTAGCAAACACAATAACGCTGTGAAGCGTGGTTAATAAATGGTAGAAAAATCATTTTCTTTATTCGGTAGAGAAATATTTAGAGTCGAGCGTAACAGAAACGGACAGTTTACTTACGAATTCTTTAACGGTAGCGACTTTGTAAACTCCGAAAAGTACTTAGATATGTCGTTAACAAACCCAGTGTTAATGACCATTATCGCCTTGCGTGCAAAGATATATTCTCAGATGGATATACAACACTACAACGCACAAGGTCAAATTATTGAAAACTCACCTTACGTTAAATTGCTTAAATCGCCTAACTACTTTCAGTCGGGTGAAGATTTCCTATTTCAGCAAATGTGGTTTATGTCCGCTGTAGGTGTTGACTATACTTACCAAATCAAAGCATTCAGCAACGATATACCAAAAGCCTTATACAACCTTATTCCGAGTGAGATTGACTTCAAAGACCAACACAAGGTTAAAAACTTTATTGTAACAGATAAAGATAAAAAGGCTTTTGGCGATAGACAAATCGAGTACAAGTTAGACAATCAAACTTATAAGATTTCGATTAAAGACTTAATTCCTTTTTACGACTTATCAAACGGACTAAAGCCAAACGCTTTTATTAGTTCGCCAAGTCGTGTTAAAGGTATTTCTAAGGTTTTGGAAAACATTGAGCAAAATCTTAAATCTAAGAATGTAAACTTGCAAATGTCTCAAAAGTATATAGGACTTAACCAATCAAACGGTAACGAGGCGCAAATACAAGACGGTGACAGAAAATCAATAGAAAGTAAAATTGGTTCTAAATCTTTGGTGTTGACAAACGCAAACGTTGACGTTAAGCATTTGGTTAGCGACTTTAAACGTTTATACTTAGACGAGCAGTTCAGTCAAGACGCTTTAAAGTGTTTATTAGCTTACGATATGAACAAAGATGTTTTAAACTTCTTTGGAGCGGGCGGAAGTACATTTGAAAACCAAGAGAAAGGCGAGTTAAGATACTTGCAAAATTCAATTATGACTACTGCTAACAACACAATGAACTCGTTTAGCCAACAGTGGGGATTATTTGAACGTGGCGAAAAGTTAGTAGCTTCTTACGACCACTTGAATATAATGCAACCAGTAATGAATGAAAAGATTGATTCATTTAAAAAGATGCAAGAGACTATTAAGATAGGTTTAGAAAATAAAACACTAACGGAAGCCGAAGCAAAGAAAATGAGCGACGACTTTAAAATAAAATTAGGGTTATGAGTACGAAATTAAGTTTACCTGAGATAAACAAGCAAATAAGCAAAGAAGAAAAGGAACGCTTAGTAAAAGAAAAGAATAAAGCCTTGAAAGAGGGTAAAGTAATAGAAAAATGATAGTAGTTAAAGAATTTCCAAATAAAGAGTTTGCCACTAAAGAAGAGCTTTTTAAGGCGTTAAAAGAGAATAAATCTACTTTAATAGCTCAAAAGAAAATGATTACTAAAGAAGCCGATGCAATGTTGCATTATGTTAGCGTTGACAATGGCAAAGGCGAAGCGGTAAAAGCTGAAAGCATTAACCTATCAGATGTGAATAAGATTAATGCAAAGTTAGTAATTAATACAACTGGTATTTTAGATTCTCACGGTGATGTTCATATAAAAGGAATTTGGAATAAGTCAGCTAAAGAGCAAAAAAATATATTGCTTTTACAAGAGCATAAAATGACTTTTGACCATATCATAACAGATAATGTAAATGTATCTGTAAATACAATGAAATGGGCAGATTTAGGCTATAACTACAAAGGAGATACAGACGCTCTAACTTTTAATGCTGAAATATCAAAAGAGCGTAATCCGTTTATGTTTGAGCAATATTCAAAAGGGTACGTAAAAGAGCATTCTGTGGGGATGCGTTACGTTAAACTTGAATTAGCTATTAACTCAGATAGCAAGTATGATGAAGAAGAAAAAGCCGTATGGGATAAATACTATTCAGAAATAGTAAACAAAGAAGTAGCCGATGAACAAGGTTATTTTTGGGCGGTTACCGAAGCCAAAATTATAGAAGGAAGCGCAGTTGTAAAAGGTTCTAACTTTGCAACTCCAACAATATCAGTTGAAGCCGTTAAAGACACTCCAACAGACAAAGAAGAGCCGTTGATTGACACTCTGAATGAACAACAATTAAAAGAATTATTAAAAAAATTTAATTAACAAAAATGGAAGAAGTAATTAAACAATTGGGGGATAAAATCGATGCCTTCAAAAATGAAACAGTTTCTAAAGCTGATTATGATGCTTTAAAAACACAATTAGAAGATTTAAAAGCCAATGGTATTGAGAAATCAGCCATCGACGCTTTAGTATCTAAATTAGACGAATTAGGTCTTGAATTTACAGAAATGAAAACAAAAGGAAACGCAACAAAAGAAACCCCTTTTGCTGAATTAGAGCAATTGTTAGTAGACAAAGCTGATGTTATCAAAGCTCAAAAAACACAAGGTAACATTGCTAACATCACATTAAAAGCAGTTGGTCCAGTATTAACTACAAACGTTACCTCTCAAGCAGGTGGCAATATTGTAGCTATGACACAATCAACTGGAGAACTTTATGCTACGCCTGAAAACAGATTGTTTGCTGAAAGCATTATGAACGGTATGCGTGTTGACTTAGACACAATCACTTACATTGACGAAGTAGCTGGTGAAGGTGATGCCGGAATGACTTCTGAGGGTGGTACAAAATCTCAATCAGACGTTGATTATGTAGAGCGCACTATTGCACTACAAAATGTTACTCACTTCATCAAAGTATCTACTAAAATGTTAAGACAACCATCTTACATCGTTGATGCCGTAAGAACTCGTTTGTTAAGAAAATTAGAATTGAAAAAACAATCTCAATTATTAGCGGGTGACGGAACTGCTCCGGCAATCAAAGGTATTAAAGAGTGGGCTACTGCATTCTCTGCTGGTGCTTATGCCGATAGCGTAATTGAGCCAAACTTAAACGACCTTATCCGTGTTGTAGTTGGCTTGATTTCTGAAAATGCTGATGACTTTGTACCGAACTATGTTATCTTATCTCACAAGAGATTAGCTGATATGGATTTGAAAAAAGCTTCTGACGGACACTATGTATTACCTCCATTCTCAACTTTAGATAATAGAGTAGTAGCTGGTGTTAGAGTAGTAGCGTCTAACGAATTTACAGATGATGAGTTGTTAGTAGGGGACTTTACAAAAGCTAACTACTGCTACAATCAAGACATTCAAGTATCTATTAACTTAGACGGAAATGATTTCACTAAAAACTTGAGAACTATCTTAGCTGAACAACCGATTGCGCTTTATGTTTCTTCTAATGAAACTGGTGCTTTTGTGTTAGTTGATGATATTGACCAAGCTTTAGCTGATATCGCAGTACCAGCATAATGAAAGTAGAATTTACAACCGACTTTGGCAACTCCAAAAAAGGTAGCGTGGCAAACTTAGACGCTTCTCACGGTTCTGCTTTAATTAAAAAAGGGGTTGCTAAGTTGTACTCAGAAAAAAAAGCAAAGGTAAAAAAAGAAGATAAAACAGAAGAATAATGCCAAATATAATAGACTTAACATACTTTCAAAATCCAAACGTTTTAAACATTCCTTTGAGTGTTTCTGCACCCGTTGCTAACGCTTCGATGCAAACGCCAAATGAAACAACGTATTTAACGGATTTGATTACAAGGGTTGAAAAGTCTATTTTGGTTAATGCTTTAGGATTATTGACTTATAACACACTCCAATTAGCGTTATCGGATGAGTTCGCAAATCCGATATACGCTTCTTATAAAAAGTTGGTTGAGGGCGAGGAATACGACGATAAAGTTTGGAATGGCTTAAATTATGAACTTAGTTTAATCGCATTCAAAGTTTACGAAGTATTCCTTACCGAAACTAACACAAGATTGTCAGGTGTAGGAACTGTTCAGGGAAGTTCTGAAAAGTCTGTAAACGTATCACCATTGTATAAGATAGCCAACGCATCACAAGCATTTTTAAAAGGTTATCAAAATGGATATTTACCTTATCCAAATGTTTACGATATAGACGGTATAGAGTTTGTAGATTACTTTGGTTGTAACGAAGATTTAGAGATTAGCTTATATCAATATTTAGTTGATAAACAAGCTGACTTTGAAAACTTTGATTTAACCAAGTTCAGAACGTACGAAGGACAAAACAGTTTTGGTATATGATAGTATTTGAGGAACAATTAGGGCGTTTAGTTGGTGTTTTACCACCTATCACAGATGCAAACGATAATGATTTTACAATAAACTACAATTGGGGTACTGCTAACGTTTTAACGGAGTATTTAACCCTAAACCAAAAGAGAAGTTTTCCTTTGATTTGGTTAGAAGATGGAGAGGACAATCATAATGTTTACGGCGGTACAGTAACCCGAAACGCTCGAATAGTTATCTTAAACGAAACGCAAGCACCGAGCGAATTTAACCCGTATCAATACCAATATGATTTTAGCCTTATCTTACAGCCTATCGCAGATAATCTTTTAACAGCTTTACAAAATAGCGGAATTTCAAACTATAAACAAGACAGCGTAAAAACGCAAAGGATAACTAAATATTCAATGCGTGAAGTAGATAAAAGTTTAGTTTATATCTGTAATGCCATAGTTTTAAAAGCAGAAATAACATTTAACAACCATACAAGTTGTTTATCAGAAATTAAATTTTAACAATTAAAAAAGTAAATACAAAATGAGTGTATTAATAAATCAAAGAGACTGCGCAACGTCTCGAAAAAACTTAGGACTTCCTGACTGTATTGTTGAGGTAGGTATTCCAAGAGGCTTTATCATTGTGCCTAAAGGTTGGAATATCAACTTAGAAACTGACACTTTCGATAAGGCTTACTGTGATGAGCAAATCCAATTAGGGAACTTTGTCCCTGTTATGGGTGCTGTAGAGTTCACAAATAACACGCCTGAACCAACAACCGAAGAAGCACAAGGCGGAATTATGTCGGTAGTTCGTAACGGATTACCTCAATTCTCTTTCAAATTTTGGAAAGGTGGTTGGAAATACGCAAGTGCTTTATACACTTGGAACTCTTACCAAGCGTTCGATATTTTGTTGGCGTTTGAAAACGGAGCAGTAGCTGGAGCAACTAACGGAACAGTATTTAGCGGTTTCGATTTAGGAATGTTAAACAGCGGTACTTATATGTTTACCGATGGTTCAACACAAGCTAGCGTAACGGTAACAATGCAGTTAATCAATGCAGACCAATACAATAGTCAAGTAGCTATTTTAACTCCTGACGTATTAGATTTCAACCCTAATACTGATTTGTTACCTATTACAGATATTACTTTAACCGCACGTGCTGACGCTTCGGAAAATAAAGTATATTTCTTTGCTAAGTTTGCAATGAACGAGGCTTACTCTTTGAACGGTTTAGCTATTGCCAATTTAAGATGTACTATTGATGGAGTAGTTGATACTATCACAGCATTATCTTTAACTCAGGACAGCGTAACAAAAGAATACAGTTTTGAACCAACTGCAACACTTGGAGCGGGTGACAAAGTAGTAGTTCAATTGTACGATTCAGCAGAAAGTGTGGCTTGTGCTAAGGTAGGAAGTAAATTCTACAAAGGAACATCTAACGAAGCTGTAACGGGAAACTAGTAACGGGCATTTTCTCAACGGAATTTGCCCAACAATTTGAGTAATCTTAACCGCCTCTTAATTGGGGCGGTTTTAAAAAACATTTTTATATGACAAGTACACAAATAAAAGACAATATTAACGCTGATATTACTTCAAAGACAACACCAAATAGTATCTCCCGTTCAGACGTATCTACTAATTTAGTTGATATTGTTGACTATGTAGACCAAGAGGCACAAGGGTATAAAGTATATTCCGCTTTAATATCACAGTCAGGGACATCTGCACCAACGGCTAAAGTTTTAAAAAACAATTTAGGTGTTACATTTAGTTTTTCAAGAAGTTCAGCTGGTAATTATTTGATAACCGCATCATCTGATGTTTTTACAGTAGACAAAACAGCAGTTTCATATTCAATTAATACAAACGGTTCTTTTAGCAACTCAAGAATGTATTTGTATTCAATAGGCGCTCAGTTTTTTACACTTGAAACTTATAACGCAACCACTGCAACAGATGGCGTAATTACAGATTCATTTATTGAAATAAGAGTCTACAATTAAATTGTATTAATAATTTCAAGGCGGTAATGTAATAGTTACCGCTTTTTTTGTACATTTGATAAAAATATATTATGCAAATATTTAATAAACTATTGGCAAAAGACGATTTTAAAGCGTTTTTAGACCTTACAAGAGAGAATAAAATAAGTTGGATAAAGAAACATACGAACCAACAAAATGAAGCCTTAATTAACGATTTTTTAGAAAATCCACACAAAGAGGTTGACGGTTGTTGTATAGGATGCGGTAATAATCACAAGAAAAATGAGAGTATCAGCAAAGCAAATGCTATCGAGGTTGCAGATAGTAGCACAGAAATCGTGGTTGCAGAACCAAGTGAAGGAAATAGTGCTAAGCGACCAAAAAAACCTAAAAGAGCAAAAAATTGATGAGTTTGAGCAAGGGTTAAGACCTGATGGAAGTAAAATAGGAACGTATCGAGACGCTGAATATGCTATTTTCAAAGATTCAATTAACCCTCGTGCAAACGGTTACGTCGATTTGTTACTAACTCGCCAATTCGCTGGCGGTTTATTTGTCAGACCTTATGGAGAAGGTTTTTTGTTTGATAGCCGAGACAGTAAAACTGAAATGCTAAAAGGAAAATACGGCATTGAGATTATGGGAATTAACCAAGATTGGTTTAACGAACGCCAAAACAATATTTATCGATTGGTTTTAAGCCAAGACATACAAAAAATACTTAACAAAAAATAGAGTAATGAAAGAAGAGGAATTGTTGGATTATGGTTTTAAAAAAATAACATACGGAATTGAATTGACTATTAATGAATTTGATTCTTTGTGGTTTTATAATAGTGCTTTATATATTTGTGGTAGCGATTGTCCAAATGAAGATTATGCTATTAAAACAAAAATAAATAATATTGAAGATTTAAAATTGATGTATAAATTAATAAGCGGAAAAATACTAAACAAAAAGTAATTGCATTGAAATAATTACTATATTTGTAAAACGACAAGGATGGGCAGTATCAATTAATTTTGGTACTGCCTTTTTAAATTAAAGAAATGCCAAAGTATAATTCAGTAGAAAGCATACCCGCAAAAACTTTTTTCGAAATACTAAAAACGAAAAACTATCAATTACTAAAGCCTAAACCAAGTGAAAAAGGCTTAGAGGCTGTTTTTATGGCTATTTACGACGATTTCTTTATCGGTTCGGACAATTACGAGGCAAAAGAATATTTACGCCTTACAAAGGATATTTCTTTTTATAAATACAAAATCGCAACGCTTAAACAAGCGGTACATTTCTACTATTACAACCAAACCACTAAGCAAATGCGTGAGGACTTTATAAAAGCCTTAAAAGATGGTTACGGTATTATATTTGACATAGAAGCGGACTTTGCCGAAGAGGTTAAACGAGTTTTAACTTTAGAAGTAGGATTAATTGAGAATGATTTAGCAATAGCCGAAATTGAGTTTAGCAAAATGATTAAAAAATCACAAAGCAAAGACTTTAATTACTATGAGGCGGTTGTAGGACTTGGAAACATTTTACAAGGTAACTCCTTAGTAAAGGAGGAAATGACGTTAGCGGTTTATATGGCTTGCGAAAAGTCAGCAAAAAAAATGATTGAACAACAAAAGAATAAGAAATAATGGCAGAATTTGTAGAATTTTTATCTGAAAATGCATTAAAAGAGCTTCAATTAGCAAACAATGAATTTGTTAAGTTAGTAGCCAATGTAGATAAAGTTAACCAAAAAATGCAAGGGATAAACGCTCCTAGCGGTGTAGATAACGCTGTAAAAAACTTAACTAAAAGTTATCAAGAACAAGAAAAAGCAATACAAAAAATAAAAGATAAAACTATTGAACAAATAGCTTTAGAAAAGGAGGAAATTAGGTTAAAAAACGAATTAGCAAAAGTAAATGCAAAAATACAACTTTCTAACTCTCAAAACGCAATAACACTAAATACTCAAAAATCAGTTTTAAAAGCTTTAAATGGGGCTTATGCTGAACTTTCTGAAAAATTAAAAAGAGCTTCTGATAATTATCAAAATATAATAGTTAGAGGCAAAACAGCCGAGCAAACACAAAGACAATACAACAGAGAGTTGAAAAACGCTAAAAATGAATTTCAACAATTAAACGTCAAAATATTAGAAGCTGATAAAGCAGTTGGTAAATGGAATAGAACTGGAGAGCGTTCTATTGGATTTATAAAAAACTTAATCGGTGCATTTGGGGTTGTGGGAGGTGTTACTTTGTTTGCAACAATTTCACGTGATATATTCCAAACAACAAAAGAACTTCAATCTTTAGACAAGGCTTTACAATTGGTCACTGGGACGCAAGAAAATTTTGTACAGCAACAAACATTTTTAAGCAGAATAGCGGAACAATACGGACTTGAATTAAAAGGTTTAACTAAACAATTTACGCAATTCTACGTAAGTGCAAAAGACAAGATAAGCGGAGCAGAAATACAGCAAATATTTGAAAGCGTATCTAAAGCGGCTTCATCTATGGGTTTAAGTGTAGACCAACAAGAAAGAGCGTTTTTAGCTCTAAACCAAATGATGTCAAAGGGTACGGTTCAAGCAGAAGAGTTGAGGGGGCAATTAGGCGAAGCTTTACCTGGCGCTTTTGGAATTATGGCAAAAGCTATCGGGGTGACTGAAAAGGAATTGCAAGATATGATGAAAGCAGGTGATGTTTTGGCATCTGAGGTATTGCCTAAATTTGCAAAAGAACTAGAAAAAGCCTACGGTATTGAGAATGTACAAAGAATTGACAATATAGCATCTGCACAAACAAGGCTTACAAATGCTTGGACTGAATTTGTTGCAAGTTTAGATAAAGACGGGAATAAGTTAAGCGCATTTTTAACAAAAACATTAAATGTATTTTCGGATATTTTAAAAGGAGTAACTTTATTGTTTGAAAGCGAAAATGAAAAACAAAACAGAATAGCAAAAGAACAATATGAAAAAGGATATTCCGAACAGTACAAATATTTGGAGTCTAAAAAGGACTTAAACGAAAAGTACTTTAAAGATATGCGTGATTATTACAGACAAGACATTGACGATAATGAGAAACAAGCGCAAGCGTTAGAAGAAAGAAACGAAGTATTAAAGAAATCTTTTGGTAATTTCTTTTCAAATCAACCAAAGCTAAAAAAAGAATACGAAGCAAATAAATTACAAATTGAATCATTAAGAAGATTAAATAACAAATATAGCGGTGAAATTAGAGCGTTGACCGACTTTCAATTAAAAATGATTGAAAGTGAAAAAAAAGGACATCCAGTAAAAGAAAAAACAAAGGCACAATTAAGGGAAGAAGAGCGATTAAGAAGAGAATTAATTTTAAGATTGCGTGAACAATATTTAGAGGAAACAAAAGTATATGATATAGGTAAAAAAGGCGTAACTGGTGATGGTTTTCTTAAAAAATTAAGAGAACAAAAGCAGGCTTTTGAAGAGTTACAAGCACAGGTATCAAGCAATAGCACAGAATTTAAAAACTATCAGAAAGTTATTGACGGGTTACAGCAATCTATTGATTTAATTGTAGACCCCTCCAAAGCTATTACTCAAACTGGAGTTGACGAGTTTATGAAGCGTTATTCTAATAATTCAAAAGATGCATCTGACAAAACAAAAGAATTAGATGAAGCTTTAAAATCATTATTCCAAACAACAGCAAACGGAGCTTTAACCTCTTTTGGAATGGATAGCCTTATCCCAATGTTTGACGGTACTTTTAACAAAATGTGGGAAACGGCAAACACTTTTAATGAGAAGTTTGCGGTTGGAATGAAATATATCGGTGATGTAGCTAAACAAACTTTTGAGTTTATCAATCAGCAACAACAAGCGCAATACGACCAACAATTCCAACGTTTAGAACAAGAGCGTGATATTGCTTTGTTATTTGCCGGAGAAAGTGCTACAGCACGTGAAGAAATCGAAAGACAATATGAAGAGCGTAGACGTGCTATACAAAGAAGACAAGCGGAAAGCCAAAAGAAATTAGCTATATTTAACTCGATAGTAAATACAGCACAAGGGGTTACAAGTGCTTTAGCATTAGGGCCAACAGGTATTCCTTTAGCAATTGTTATCGGTGCTTTAGGAGCTATCCAAACAGCTATGATTGCCTCTCAACAAATACCACAGTTTTACAAAGGGACTGACAATGCGCCTGAAGGATGGGCATACACTCAGGAAAAAGGAGCGGAGATTATCACAGATAAAAACGGTAAAATTAAGAGTTTAGGTAGTAATAAAGGAGCTGAAATTACTTACTTAAATAAAGGTGATAAGGTTTACACGGCCGAACAATCAAGCTTAATGTTTGATAACGGATTAAATGAAATATTAACATCAAACGGTATTTCAATGCCAAAAGTTAATATAAACGTTGATAACAGCCTTACAAATGCAAAACTTGACAAAATAGCCAAAGCAATTGAGAATAAAGATACTTTATTGGTTAGCCGTGATATTCGTGGTGAAAAGATATTCAAAGTTAAAAACGGCACAAGACAGCAAATGTTAAACACCCGATTAAAAATAGGTAAATTCGATGTATAATTTTAAGCATTATTTAAACTTTTTAGACTTACCGCAAATCGGAACTATTCAGATTTCCGAGCCGTTCGGGTTTGATGGTAGTAGCTTTAAAGTTGAACAAGATAGTAAAAGGTTCGGCCGTGACGTTTTTAAGGCTAACGAGGAAATAGAGTTAGAATTTACCCGTGAACAATTCGATCGATTAAATACCTATCAAACTTTACCCGATGGAACGCAAATAAACCACGCTTCGCAAGGTTGGGATTATCTTATGCAGTTGTTTGAGTTATACGGTTGGGAAAGTTCAGTCGAGTACATTTTAGAAAAAGACGGTGTAACGTTCACTCAAGGTATATTTGACTACTTTACGGCTGTTATAGGCAACGATAGTATTAAGTTTAAAATAATTCAAGACAGCGCAAGGGAAAAGCTAAAAAGAAACGCTGATACTTTTGTTGATGCTTTTAACGACAAAGATTTAGACGGTAACGCAATAACACCTTGTACTACTACTAATATACTTTTAAAAGCAAAGCCGATAAGTCAACAAAGTAAATGGATTTATGGGTTTGATGATTCTACAGAATTAACAGTAGGTAGTTTTCAAGCTTTTAACTATGCAAATAATGTTATAAAGTCTGATATCCAAAATACATTATCTTACATTCAAGGAGTGCAAGCTCCAAATAAATTTAGATATTTGTTTGCAAATACCACATTGACAAACGGTAAGTTAAAAATAAGCAATTTAAATGTGCAAATAACCGGAGTTCAATTTCCAAGTTCTTTAGCTCGTTTAAGATTAATTGTAGGATATGGAGATGGAAGTACTTTAATAAACGCTATAAGCTTTACAACAATTACTTATCCAAATCAATTTGAAAGCACTTATGAATTTGATTTGCCAACTTTGCAAATAGGCACTTATTTGTATATATATTTTCAGGCTTTAGACCCAAATCAACTGAATATTTCTTTTAATTCAATGGATATAGAAATAACGGCTACTTCTATTGGTATTGATAGTGTTATTAAGGGAGTGCGCTTAATTGATGTTATCAAACATAATATTAAAAGCGCAAGCGGTTTAAATACTATTGCGCCTCTTTACGATGTAGGCGGTATTTATTATGATACATTTGCTTTTAATGGTTATCTTATAGGGCAAATTACAGATAAAGAATTTAACAACAAGTTTAAAGACTTGATGGATATTTTGCCCGAAACATTCCAAGACTACCAAATCAACACAAGTGAAGTAGAGATATTACCAAGTTACGACTATTACGCTAACAACGAGATAGGTGCATTTATTGAATTACCTGACCACGAAAGCACAACAACTTTTAACAAGCGTTACTTTCTTAACACGGCAGATATTGGGTTTAAAAACTCATCAAAAAACCGTGAAACAAACGGACAAAACACTATTGACGATGTACACGGTACAACCCAATGGAAATACCCAAACACAAAAGCAGACGGAAACTTAAAGTTAGAGTTAGACCATATCCGAAGTGCATTTTTAATTGAGGAAGCCCGTAGGTTAGCGACTAACACCGATAAAACTACTTCTTTGCAGAACGATAGTAAACTATTCCTTTTGGATGTAGTAAGTTTATCGCCAAGTGCAAAAGGTGGTTTCGGTGCGGTTCTACTAATGAATGAACTTGACAACGGACACTTACAAATACTAAACAACAATACTGACGGCACTTTAGGCAACTTTAATTGGGGTTTATTAGGGTTTGGCGTAGGCGCGCAATTCTTTATTGATAGTGGCGAAAATGTAGGGACGTGGCAAGTTTGGAGTATAACCGATAGCATTTTAGAGTTATTCCCGATGACTGTTTCCGCTTCTTTTACGGGTGAGGCATTTATCGAAGTTTCATACTTCTTAACTGATGTAGCTTTTGTAAATAGAACAAACGAGGGATTTTCAGTAGTTGAAGGTGTAGAAAATCCAACAAACTACAGTAATTTACTTTATTCTGTTAAGCGAATAATGCAAAGATGGTATCCGTATTTTGCAACGGCTACAAAATACGTACAAGATAAATTTATAACAAATACTTCTTTTGAGCCTAACGGGAACTTAGTAACTAGATTTATAGGTGAAAGTGCAAACGTAGTTGATAACGCTGATATAAGTACAACCGCAATAAGTACTCAAAAAGTATTAAACCCAGTTATTCACGATATAACGGTATATTGTGACTATTCAGATGCTATTGATTTGGTAGATAAAGTAGTAACTGATAAAGGTTTTATAAGAGTTATGCTTAATAGCGGTAAAGTAGTTAAAGGTTATCCGCAAATGCTAGACTATGAATGGACTACTGCAAAACTAAACGTAAAACTTGAAGAAAAATTTGAAAGTGATTTTATGACAATTACAGAAAGTGACGGGGTAATTTACATTAATGAAGTAGGATATACACAAAAAATTGGATTGTCTAACCTTGAATTAAATAGTGATTTCGTTGTGTTTTACGATGTGAACGATATAAGGCTAAACAACCCTATTCACTACACGAAAGTAAGCGTAAACGGAACGAGTTACACAGATGTAATAGATTTTTCAGATGCAATACAAAATTTAATTGAATAAACAAAGTAAGTTTAAAATAAATTGTTATTTTTGTAGAAATAACGTTGTGAAACGTAGTTTTAAAATATGGTAGATTATTCATTCATTCGGCTTAGTACGACCTTACAGAAGGCACTCACTTTAGGGGATAGCCCCGTTTCAACTATTCATATTTCTGATATTATACAGCTATTGCCGAATGAAGTCTATCTACAAATTACAAACACACCTAACGGCATAGCTTTTGACGGTAATTACCAAGTTTTGGTAATAGACTGCAATGAAACTCAATTAGCTGATATTACTTCAAACGTAGCTATTGAGCAATTTACCGATAATAACGGCTTGCCACAAATTAAATTTGAGTTAGCTAATTTAGGAGTTGACTTCTATAAGAAACCCGTATTACTTAAATTTATTCATACGGTTTCAAACGCTATTTGGTATTCAAATCCTATTTGTATAACAGCATACCGAAAAGAAAACACAACCCGCTTTGATTATCGTAGCTACAAAGATTTCTATGGAACTGCTTATAATATTGCAAATTGCTACCAATCTATTAGATTGGCTTGTTATTTTGATTTACCTGATGCCGAAAGCAGTTCAGAGGAATACACGCAAATAGACGGTAATAAAGTAGTTTCAAGGCTTATCCAAACGGATTACCACAAATTTGTATTTGATAAAATAGACGCTTTTACTTATCAAAGACTAAACAAATTACTTACTAACTCTGTTATATATGTCAACGGTGTTAGAATGACTGATAAAGTAGTTAATCAATCAGGCGACAGAGTAGGTGATACAAATTGGTTTAGTTTAGATTTTAAAATCGCTATTAACTACAATGAACAATTTACACCACAATTCCAAATATTTACACCGCTTAATTTAGAAAGTTTATTCCCGACAGATAACGAAAGTTACACAGTAGATATTGCAACACCTTTTACAGCTACTTTCAGCAACGATATAGAGATAGTAGATAGTTCAGTATTGGCTTATCTATATCGAAACGGTACTTTAGTTGAAAGCGTTACGCCTACTGTTTTGGATAACGTTTTAAACATTCCTTTCACATATACTTTTGACGTGGCAGACTATTATATTTTAGTTGATGCTGATAAAATACAAAGTATATTAGGTGAAGTTTGGGAAGGCGTAGCAAATAGCACGGATTGGAATTTCTCAATAGTAGGAGCGGAATTTGACAGTACAGAATTTACAAACGAATTTTTAATATAATGGCAACAAAATCAAGTATAACATCAACAATTAACGGATTCATAACGTCTTTAGTAAGCGTTGCTAAAGTAAGAAGTGCATTTAGTACTTTATTGGATAACGTTTACCCTACGGTAGTATATGACACAAACTCAACAACTACGATATTTACTAAGGCGGACGATGATTTTATTTATGATATTAAAACAACTAAAATAGGGCGTTTAGTTAATATTTGCGGAAGTTTCACTAACGACACAGAAAGTGCAATATCTAACCAAAAGTTAGCTGATATTACAAATACAGAATACAGAACAGATGCTTTAGTAGTTAATCATAGAATACCAGCAATAAGCGAAAGTGGGTTGATAATCTTTTTATCTTTAGTAGGTAATTCTATTGAAATAGTAGGCACAGCACCGAAAGATGTTAAGTTTTTCTTTAACGGAAATTACACAGTAAAAGACTAATGGAAGGACAAATTTGTACGCAAGAAAGAGCGATTGCGAGTAATAACGTATTACCTGAAAGCGCAAACTTTAACGAGGTTAGGTCTTGGAATATTCCAATAGGTAGCGCAAACGCAACCGTATTAAATACAGTTGGAGCAAACAACGCTTATTATGGAATAGGGGCTTGTAAGATTAACTTTTTAGCAAATGGCGAAGTAAAGTTTAACACGGGTGACGATAGCCTGAACACGGTTATAGGTAAAGACGGAAATTATATTTTGTCTTATGCTTTTTATAAGTCTGATGAGTTTAGCGATATTAACTTTTCAGTTGAAGTGTTGGTGAATGATGTAGTAACACACACAATAACGCAAAACCTTTACTTTAGTAGCGGTTATACTGAAAATCAATGGAATGTTTACTTTCAATCGTTCCCGTTAGAATATGGCGATGTAGTTACCTTTAACTTTTACGCTCAAAGCGATACAACTGCTTGTTATTTACTATTCGACCGTTTTAAGTTAGAATTAGACGATAAAGGAATAGACTACCCAACAATATACACCGAAGCACCGTTAACGGTTTATGAAGAAGAAAACACTATTACGGTAGGCACAATAGGAAGTAATTCAACTGTAACTATTACGGCAAGTTTAACGGGTGCAAATCCAAACGACGCAACCCGAAGCTATGTACTAATGAAATATCCAAGTGAATTAATTGATTTAGGTCTTGAAGTTGGAGTACCTTTAGTTACAGCAATGAACGAAGTTAAGTTTGTTATCCACAACCATAGCGGGGGAAGCCATACGCCTGAGCCTGATGGAATTTATAATTTTAAATTAATGAGATAATGGCAAAAACGTTATTAATAACAAAAAAATCAACAAAGACTTGGCTACACGAACCGAGTGATGAATTACAATTTATAATAGGTAAGTTTACATTTTCTATTGACGGTGATTTTTTTCAAATCGTTGAATTAGGGCAAAGCAAAAGAAATAAATACAACTTTGCAGATATTACCGTTTATGATGAAACGACAGACACAACTTATGAGAGTTTTACGTCTATTGTTGATTTATCTACTACCTTAGAAACTTTAGGCTATCCAGCTTTTTTACGTGATGGAGAAGTTACGGGCGTTGCAAGTGTGAACGGCTTAACCGGTGCGGTTGTTGTTGATGGCGATAATATAGACGTAACCGACCCAACGACTTCTACAACCGCTGAATTAAACGACGCATTAGCCAATATCTACGCTTCGGGAGGTGGTGGCACTCCTGACTTACAAGCTGTAACGGATGAGGGAAATACTATTACGGATGGAACTTATACGCTTTATTTAAATCCGTCAAGTTTAGAAATTTTATATTCTGATGAGCAAGCCCTATTAGCTTTTGACAGTTTACTTTATGCTGATTTAACGGATAATACAAGATTATCAAAAACGGGGGTTGAGGTTTTAAGCGGAACAAATCAGGCTTTATTAGATAAAAATTATGTTTATTTTACGGATGGAACAGATGAGGTTTATTATGCTAAAGACAAATTAATAGTAAACGGTATCGATTACCCGCTACCAACGGGCGTATCTTCACAAATAGCAACTTTAGCGGATATTACGGGCGGAGTTTCAGACGGAGACAAAGGCGATATTACAGTTAGTTCAAGCGGTACTGTTTGGACTATTGATAACGGAGTAGTAAGTAACGCAAAAGTAGCGAGCGGAATCGATGCGGTTAAACTTGCCGATGGTAGCGTAAGTAATACCGAGTTTCAATATATCAATAGCTTAACAAGCAATGCGCAAACGCAGTTGGATTTAAGAGTTAGAACGCTATTAAACGATAACGTCGACAGTTCAGCTATTACGGGAACGGTAGCGAATACAATTATAAAATCCTACTTAGTTCCCGCAAACACTTTAGCGGTTGGCGATACTTTAGATATAAAGACGGTATGTTCAAAGACGGGAACAAACGCAACGGCTAACTTTAGAATTTACACAAACACTTCCGCTTCTTTAACGGGCGCAAGTTCGTTAGCCTTAGTAGTACCAGCATCGAATAACATATACTTTTCGCTTGACAGAACTTATACTTTAAAAACGGGCAATACTTTAGAATCGTTCCCCGTTGGTTCAACGGCAACAACTGACGAGGTAGGTTCGACTGCATCTATTAGCAACACCGCTTTTAACCCTACGGTAGATAATTATATTATCATAGCTATTCAACCGAATAACCCTTCTGACAGCTTTAAACAAACGCTTTGCTATATTACTCATTTAAAAGCTAAAACAACGATATAATGAAAAACTTTAGAGATTTTTTGCACGTCTTTGCGGGCATTACTTTGGGATATTTGCTTAATCTAACTTTTAACGGTGTGCCTTTGTTTGCTCGTTTAGCTTTAGGCGGTATATTTTCAACCGCAATCGGCTTTGGTTGGGAATGGTTTTGGGCTATGTATAACGGCTCGAAAGAGGATAAATTCGACGCCATACGAACTATTGCGGGTTGTTTAATTACGATATTGATTTTATGGTTCTTATAATTATATTCATAGCGTTTTTTGTTTGGTTGGCTATCTCTTACAATCCAATTAAAAAAGACACTTTCGCCACGCCTTACCCTATTGATTTTGACGGCTTAGATTTAGACGTTTTTAACGAGATAAACAAACATAGGCTTATAATCGGACTAAACGAGTTAAAAGGTGCTTTAAACCTAACAGAAATAGCCGAAAGTCACGTTAATTGGATGGCGGATAACGAAATAAGTCATTACGGTTTTGTGGATAGGCAATTTAAAGCCAACGCTAAGGCTTTTGCGGAAGTTATTTGCACGCACAAACACACGGCAGAAAACTATTTATTGACTTATTTAAACAGCGATAAGCACAAATTAGCAATCGAGAAAACAGACGTTACACACATAGGCATTTACACCAACGAAAGCGGGTTGCAATGTATATTATTTGGAGGGTATTAATATGATTGTGCTACTTAAAGATACATTAAAGGTTAACGGAAAATGGTCGCAAAAAAGAATTATGACTTTTAGTTCTTTTTGGGTGGCTACTATTTACGGTTTTTTACCTTTGTTTATTCCGACTTTTGTAGTTCAGGAATTTGTATTTTTAGGCTTTTTAGGTGTAGGCGGTTGGTCGCTGTTTAGAACACAAAAGTTAAACGAAAATACCACAGTACAAGAATGAGCCTATCACAAGAGCAAAAAGATATAATTGAAATAAAGCACGAAGTCGGACGTTTAAGAAGCCATTTTGAGGTTTATAAAACAGATGTTTCCGATGTAAGGGACGGCATAAAAGAAATTAAAATACTATTAGGCGGTACTGCTTTAAACGGTCATAAAGGCTTTATTAAATTAATGGAAGCCGTTGAGGAGAAAGTAGATAAAATAGACAAAGAAAACGAGCTAATAAAAAAAGACTTAGACAGTATTAAGTTTTGGGGGCGTGGTGCTTCGGGCGTAGCTTTTGTAACTTTAGGATTAGTAGTAAAAAAATTATTCTCTTTATAGTATGGTAACAAGTAAACAATGCTTTGATAAATGGGGCGACCCCTTAACAACACACGACGAGGGCAAATATATGGTTATGTGGGACGTTCCAAGTCATTTAGAAATTGGAGTTATACCTAAAAGGATATACTGCAATAAAGCAATGATTGAGCCGTTAACAAAAGCCTTTTGCGAATTGATTTCGACGGGTTGTGTAAACGAATTAAAGACGTGGGACGGTTGCTTTAATATTCGAAAAAAACGAGGCTTAAACAGTCAATCTTTACATAGTTGGGGGGTTGCTATCGATGTTAACGCCTTTGAGAACGGATTAGGTCAAACGCCCAAATTAAGCAAAGAATTTGTAAAATGCTTTACCGATAACGGTTTTGATTGGGGTGGTACTTGGCAACGTAAAGACGGTATGCATTTTCAGTTAAGTAAAATTTAATTAAAAAGTGCAATTTTTTTTTGTAAATAGAAAATAAATAATTATCTTTGACTTAATCAATCTGCGTGGAAACGGATTTGATTATCCGCTTCTAAGTAAAGATTGATAGAAAAAGATAACCCTTAATTAAGTCCTCCACGCACTTGATTGAGGGATTTTTCTTTTATAGACTTATCCAAAAAAGTTTTACCTCTTGACTGTAAAATAAGAACCGTATATTTGAGTGATTAAATAGTAGGCGGTGCAGTAATGCAAAAAGTTATATCTAACGGTAATAAAAAATCCCGCTCTAACTTAGCTTGTTAACGGGTGCTACATTCTCGAAAGAGTTATTTTAATTACCGAACGAAAAAGCCAAAGTCGAAAGACTGAATAAATAAGAAATGGTCGTAGCTCGGAAGTGTAGATATTAGCTTTATAATTGTTTAAGGGTCTTTTATAAATGCTTTATTAATTTGATTATTTAAGGTAATTGGTTAATGTAGCATAAAAGCATCGCTATATCTAATAATAAATATTTAAAATAGTTTGCTATAATTAAAAATAAAGTATTATATTTGAGCTTCATAATTAGTTTTAGTTTGGTTAATCGATAACAGCCTCTAATTTTTTAGGGGCTTTTGTTGTTTATATCAAATACTTTACTAAATTTGTGTAAACCAAAACTTTAACTTTATGGGGAATAAAAGATTTTATATTAGCGACGACTTAGCTAATTTATTGGGTTTAGAATTAAATGCTAAAAAAAGGTATAGACTAAACAGTCAAAAAGAGCAACAGTTTAAAGAACTGAAATCACTACAAAATTTGGGAATTATAGAAGCGTGCCAAAACGTTGGAGTGAAACCTGAAAACTCACCGATGCTTTGGTTAAAAACAAAGAACGAAAGCGTAAGAGTTACCAACCCGCTATTTAAAACACCCGAACAAAAATCTATTGAGGAATTACACCAAGTAATTTTAGCCGATTTAAAAGACTATTCTCCGAAATACAACACTTACGTTAGGGAAAAGCAAAAAGACGCTCATTTGTTAGTTATTGACCCAGCAGACATACACATAGGTAAATTGTGTAGTGCTTTTGAAGTTGGCGAAAGCTATAACAACCAAATAGCGGTTAATAGAGTTTTGAACGGTGTTAGTGGAATACTTGACAAAGTAAGTAGTTTGAATATCGATAAGATACTTTTTGTTATTGGCAACGATGTTTTACATATCGACAATCCGAGAAGAACAACCACAAGCGGAACGCCTCAAGACACGGACGGAATGTGGCACAGTAATTTTATAATAGCTAAACAGTTATACGTTGATATTATCGAAAAACTAATGTGCGTTGCTGACGTTGAAGTGGTATTTAACCCAAGCAACCACGACTACACTAACGGCTTCTTTTTAGCGCAAGTTATTGAAACGCATTTCAGAAACTGTAAAAACGTAACTTTTGACTGTGGAATTTCACATCGTAAATATTTCACTTACTTTAATAACCTTATCGGAACTACACACGGGGACGGTGCAAAACAACAAGACTTACCTTTGCTAATGGCTAACGAAAGTAAAGATTGGGTTAATTGCAAACACAAGTATTTTTACATACATCATTTCCACCACAAAATAAGCAAAGATTATATGAGCGTTTGTGTCGAGAGTTTAAGAAGTCCGAGCGGTACAGATAGTTGGCATCATAGGAATGGTTACGAACACGCTCCGAAAGCAGTTGAGGCATTTGTACACCACAAAGAACACGGGCAAATAATGAGAATAACACATTTATTTTAGTATAACCTTAAATTAAAAATTATGGAAGCAAAAGAACTAAGAATTGGGAATTGTATATTGAAAAACGGAAGTAACTACATTGTAGACACTTTGTTTTTTGTAGATGTTTATGATGGTACGGCTATGGGTTTTGATTTACAACCAATCCCACTAACAGAAGAATGGTTGTTGAAGTTTGGGTTTAAAAGAAGATATAATGCACCCGCTATGCTTATTAATTATGGAGAATTACAATCAGTATTTACAATTAACATAGTAAAAAATGAATTTTATTTTACTTATGGTGATTTACAAGTTAAATACCTCCACCAACTCCAAAACCTATACTTTGCATTAACTAACGAAGAATTAACAATAAAAGAATGAACCGAAAAGAAGAATTAGCCTTAATCATAAAAGCGTTGAAAGTAGAGTTATACGATTGCTTTATGACTTTAAACAACGAGAAAAACATAGACAGCTTAAACGGTATCATCCGAGCAAAAGAGTTGCTTACAAACTACGAAAATGCGAAAATAGAGTTTAACAAATTAACGTAACATAAAAGTTACAAAATGCATTTAATCGGTTAAATTAGTTTTTAATCGATTTTTTTTTGTACTATCAAAGTAATAAACTAAGTTTGACAAATAATTTTAAAACTATTTATATGGAGTTCAGAGACTACGAAATTAAAACAATTTGCGAGGACTATTACCGTCGCTTAATGTCAATCAAAGACGAGATTAATAGGTGTAGAAAGCCTACTATTAAAATGGAACACAAAGCCGATGCAATCAAACTACTTGAGGAATTAATTGCATTTAAAGAAAGCTACGGAGTAGATACGCAAGGCGACAAAAACGAAATTATTAACTTTACAAATATGTAGATATGAAAAAAACAGTATATTTTCTATCAGCACTGACTTTGGTTAGTTGTAGCGCTCGCAAAGTACAAAAGTCAGAAACCGAAGTTAAAACCGAAGTAACTACAACGGTAAAAGATACGACTTCTAAAGTTTCCGAAACAAAAAAAAGAGAACAAGTATTTAGTTTTACCGACGAGTTAGAAATTACACCAATAGACACTACGAAAGCTATTGAGGTTGTAGATAGCAACGGAAACAAACAAACGTATTTTAATGCTAAAATTAAGCGCAAACAAACGCAAGTAAATAAAAGTGTTGATACTGAAACTAAAGTAGCTGAAAACGCCTCAAAAGTAGGTAAAACAAAAGCAAAGCAAACAGTTAAACAGCAAACTAAGCAAACGGATAAAGAAGCCGTATCTTTTTGGAGTTACCTTTGGATAATCTTACTACTCATTTTGCTGGTTTTGATTTATAGATTTTATAAAAAATACGTTGAAAAATACGTTTAAAGTGTAGTTTGTCGTTTTTTTGTGTCATTCATCGATTTTATTTTGCGGTTTTAACGAACCGCATTATTTTTACATCATAATAATAACAAAAACTTTAAAATTATGACAACTTTAAACGAAATTTTAGAAAGCAAAGAATTTAACGAAATGTTTGATTTTGAACAAGAGCAAAAAGATTTAGAAAATGATGGTTGGACTTTAGAGGAAGTCAGAAAGTTTGCGAAATATTTAATAAAAAATCAATAAAATAAAAACATCAGGGGTGCGACTGTAACGCACATTTTTAACCTATCAAATTAAAACACAGAAATTATGGATAAGTACAAAAACGACCCGACTAACGAATACGAAACAGTAAAGGAATACACAAACGAAGAACTTTACGACCAATACGCAAGCGAAAACGAAATACCCGAAGTAGTAGAAATCTACATCAACGACTTAGAAAATCAAATTAAATTATTAACTAAAAAACTAAAAGAAAATGAATTCTCACGTAATAGCATCGGAAAAAATAGCAAAGATTAAAAAGCTAAACCAACAAATTGGAACATTAAAAGAATTAAGTGCAATGTTCAGTTTTATGGGCGGTTTAACGACTGACCAACAAATAAAACTAAGAAAAAAAGAAACTAAATTAAACAAACTAATTAACGAACTATGAAACCACTAACACCACTACCAAAAGGAATGATTACCTTAGCCAACTTTATCAACAGCTTACCAAAGGCAAAGGTAATCGAAATCAAAGCGGATAAGCCGTTTAAAATAGACCACCATTGGAATCACTTTGAGCAAACACTTGAATCATTAACTAAAAATTATTAATTATGACAGCGAAAGAAAAGGCTTTAGAGTTAGTAGAAAATTTTGAGCAATATTCAGACTATCAAGAATGCGATATTTTTACACAACGTGAAAGAATGCGAATTAATGCGGTTAAATGCGCATTAATATCAGTTGATGAGATTATAAAAGAATTAAAAGAAACTGAATTTAATTATGGAGTTGAAAATTTACCTTTTAAATATTGGCAAGAAGTAAAACAAGAAATTGCAAAACTATGAAACAAACATTTCCCGAATGGCAAGAAAAGATAAAGCTATCTTCTTGCGTGGCTACAATAGTCGAAAAAGAAACGACTGAAAAAAGAACAGCGAATCCGAGATTAAAAACGTTTAACTATAAATTTAAAAGCTAAGATTATGAGAGGAATTAAATTTGAATACGGATTTAGTTCTGTAAACGGTATAGTAAAAAAAGTATATCATTTACACGAAATACCAAGCATAAAAGATAAATGCGATGTTTGGAATGTTTTGCCTATTGCTTATGTTCGTGAATACACAGGTTTAAAAGATAAAAACGGTAAAGAGATTTATGAGGGAGATATTCTGAAAGTTGGAGAAAATTTAACTTGTGAAATTATTTATATTTCTGAAAATTCAGATGATTACGGAGATGAAATAAATTGTGCTTTTCACGCAAAAATTTATATTCACAATAAAATAACTCCATTAGATGGTTATTTAAAAAAATATTGTAGTATAATTGGCAACATCTACGAAAACACTGAATTATTAAAAAATTAACTTGCAAAATCAAAACTAAAGTGCTATATTGCACTAAATTAAAACTAAAGAATTATGATAGACTTCACTAAAATTACAGACATCGAGTTTGACGATGTATTTCACGACGATGCTCCTGACTATTGCGACGCTTATATTTTAAGATGCGAGATTGACGGAGTAGAAGCCACAGATGAA